TGTATCTCTTGACCTAAAAGTTCAAATTGCATTTCAGTCATCTTAAGGATCGGGAAGATAAGTCCGGGCATTAACTTAACAAGACCGGAAAGCCTACCGATCATTTGGTCAATGTTCTTTACCTTTTGATTTTTATTATATTCGACTTCTATATTTGAACTTACAGGTTGGTAATGTGCATCAACATCCGGATCGAACTTAGGGGCGAGTTCACCAAGGATCGCTTGAGCCGTTTTAGGGTGCATGAATTGATACCCCATTTGCATCATCATCCAATAGAACTCATTCAAAAAGGTATATTCAAATGTAAGGGATTTATAATTGGCCCTCAAGTTCCCCTGTTGCGAAGCTCCTTGGATTGCCGTAGCTGTCGTAGAAGCCCTACCGGGAAGATCACCCATCGTCGTAGGATAGACGGATTCTACTTGTTGCATTTTATTAATAAACATCTGGGCCTGAGCCAAGGCACCCTGCATATTGTCCCTGATCTGAAACTCCGTGATATCGTCAGGGTTTTCTACGACCATCATATGTTCCGGCTCAAAGTAGATGGAATCGTTATCTTCGAGGACATACTTACGAACCTTTAACGTAGGCATCGTGGCGAGTTTTACCCTATCGTTGGAAAGGTTAATTGTATCATTTAGGGCAACTTGTAATTCACGAGAATACTTCCCATCACTCATGCCGATATCCTTGGTCGGATGTATATAATTAAGCCCACGAATGATCGGTCTGAATGGCTCGTTTTTAGAAGTCCTAAAAGGCGTGGGTTGAAAACGGATCAAGACTTGAGTGCTTCCAGAACAAGCCAAGGTTACGATTGACTCAACCAATTCGGCGTTACTTTTCAGATCACCAGATTCGTCATAGGCGGGAGAAATAACCGTAGGATACCCCTCTTGGTCTGTCTCGTCTATGATTGCCCAGATCTTTCCAAACCTTTCAAGAATATCAAAGTATTTCAACTGAGACTTATTAGGTTCCTTGGAATCCTCTCTTGTCTTTTTTGCCGTTACGGTCTTATCATCCGTTGACGCGTCTTTAAGAACGTCAAGATTAAAATACCCATTTACCTCCGCACTTTCTTTTAATTGCTCGTAGGACATTTCTGAACGAATAATGATCCATTCCTTTTCTTGTATCGAATAAGAATAAGAATTGTCCGTAAAGACGTTCCTCGGATCAGGGATCTCATAATGGAAACGGTCTTCAAGGACGATCTGATCTTTCTTATTGTCCGCCACCTTTGCCATAATGGGCTGCCCATCATAACCTATGCCAGCAGGGACCGTCTTTTCGCCCGGGATCTCAATCTCTTTTAATCGCTGTATCCAACTACATACGGCATAGACGCTACCATAAGTCGAATTTATCCCCCTTGCCCTCATGTACTTATGATAATGATAAAGACTTCTTATGTTTAACATGGAGTTAATATATTTCTTTGAAGCCTTGGCCTTTATGACATTCTCCGGGTCCGAACCATCAAGGTAGACATCAACGAAATCTCTCGTGGGAAAGTATTGATTCGCCCATTGAGAGGCTTCGGTCAAATGAATCGAAGGGTATTCGGGGATAAAGACATCCGAAAGCCATTCGTAATCCTTTTCGGTTCTCTTGCATTCAAGAATGTCAATGATGCTTTCAAACTCACCATCAGCCTCAGATTGATTTCTTTCGGCTACCGTATATTCTTCATAGATTTTCTTGGCGACATTCTGCTCAATGCGTTCATTATACTTACTCTTATACTTTTTCTTCTTAGCCATGAGGTCACCTATCTTTTCAAATATACGGGGGTTATTGCTTTCTTAAGTATCCTCTTACAATGAGGGCACTTAACCTTTTCGCCATATCTTGATAATGGTATGGTTATCTCATAAGTTTTCAAACAAGCAATACAATAATAGGAGTATAATGGCATTAACGTGCTCCCGCGAAATACTGTTTCGGCCTTATGGGGTTTCCTGAAACCACGCCCCATCTTGCGTTAGTGATATAAGGACTCTTTAACATTGATTCCACGGTTATGGGAAAATGCGACCATTTCTTTTGTTCCGTTTCCTTCGGGTCGTTTCTCGTCAGCATCTCCCTTGAGCCCCATTCTTCTAAACGCCAATTCTTCATGCCTTCGATTAAATGGCGGCAATTATTCGTAATCCAAATCGTAGGTAAATGGACGGTCCTTTTTTCGGCGCCATCACCAACCATTACTTTATTATTAAAAGGAACCCCGACTTTGATGGAGTTTAAGAGTCGTTTTGTAAGTTCCTCTCTCCCCCTACCACCCTTCGTATCCCATGAAATCCAATGAGCGCCTGAACAGATACCTTGTCTTTTAAACTCCGAAAAGAATCTATTTAAGTCCTCGGCAGTCGTTAAGTTAGTATTGACTTGTTTCGTATTCGCCAAAGGATCTATAAAATCTGCATAATACTTATGATCCCCGCTTCTCTGGGCAATGTTTAAAGCGATGTCATAAGTAATCATCCTTTGAGGGCTTGCGGAATATTCACACCATACGAAGATCTCATCTGCCGGAGAGACTGAAAGCCATACGCACGCCCAAGGGTTAGAGGTATGATAATCTATCCCCCTGAAATGTTTCCATTCATCTGGAACTCCATCCGGTAAATACTTCTCTTGAGAGATTATATGGACGGGGCCGAAAGACTTATGGATCTTTCCGGAGAGTTGCCTGAACAATCCATACCTTCGGGCATCAACGACATCATCATCATCATACATTTTAAAAATAGCATCTATATATTCCGTTGCGGTAATTGACTCGCCCGTAATTTCACTTTTCTTTTTTGCAAGACCCTCATAGATCGGATTGTCGTCAGTAGCCGCCATAATGACACAGATATCGTCCGTAGAGTCCGTAATCTGCATCTCTGGGTAATCTTCGCCATATCTTTCTTTTACCCTTTTTCTTACGGCTTCGGTTCTATAAATGATTCTGGCCCGTTCATAAAGTTCATCAAACTCCCATCCTATCGACCCCGGGACAGGCGTAAAAGTAAAAATGATATCCCCATCGGCGGCAAGCAAGCGGGGAAGTTGCTCTTCAAAAAAGTCCTTATTACATTCCTCATCAATCCAACAGGACTTCCTTTGAACACCAGCACCAGCCTGAACTTCCTGACCAAATGATACGAACTCCACTTGGACGTTTTGATTATTTAAACATTTTACCGTAACTACGGGTTTCCTTGCCGTAATATCTTTCTCAATCATAGATGGTGGGAGCCTTCTTTTCATTGCCGGGTATTGAGTATTTTTTACTTCTTCCTCTTCCTTTTCCCCCGGTAATGTCTGAGAGGCATATCTGAACACTTTTACATTCTCTCCATGAACAACATTCTTGGCTTTATTAGGATGTCTGCCTTGGAACCTTAAAATATAATCCATTGCCACGGTTTCATTCTTACCAAACTGATTACCTGTAAATAGACAAGTGATCTTACATGGGCTATGTAAGAGCCATTTCCATACCTTCGTGGGCGTATAGCCAAAATAACCTACCCAATCATTTACGTCGTTTATCATGTTACCGCCGTTCCTGAAACATAATACCACTTACCCCCTGCCTTCCAGAGGAAGAAATGATCCGCACCGTTTTCATAGATCAAAACATCCCCATTACTCCCAACACTATCCGCCGGAAGTGCCGCCACTATCGTAATCGGCAGAATTGGAAATATGGCAAGATAGTCCATTGTCTTCGTTGTATAACCCAGTTTCTCTATTAAAATCTTAAACTTCTGGCTCTGGAAATATACCGTATCATCTACATAGAAACTAAACGACCCATCCGTACCGGATGTAACGGCATTAACGGCAACGCCGCCTACGGATGCCGCATAGACATCGGCTACTGTCGTAGTCCCTGCCAAGAAAGTACTAATCGTTGCGGATGAAATAACATTCCCACTCCCATCTCTTGCAAACCCACTATAAAGATATCTCATATCAAGCCTCAAAAATTAAGAAATCACCATTACTTCCGGAACTGTCCGGGGGCTGCGTTGAAACTATTGTCAAAGGAAGGACAGGAAAAACCGTTATCGAATCATAATCCTTTGGCATAAATCCTTCCCTTTCAATCCTAATCTTGAACTTCTGTGACTGATAATAATCAACATCATCCACAAAAAACTCAAATACGCCGTCCGTCCCAGACGTAATGCGGTCAACAACACTTCCCCCGGTTATTGCTTTATAAATATTCGCCTTCGTCGTCGTTCCCTCAAGATAGACATAAATAATGGTCGATGCCCACACATTGCCGGAATTATCTCTTGCCACACCATTAAATGAATATCTCATCTCATCTCCTTAGAACCTGAATCCAACCGCTATCTGTGCTTTGGCCTCTCCCTTTGAGTCAGCATCGGCATAAGCGCCTACCTTGACGGAGCCGATTCTTACAAAGTCGTAGGAGCCGTAAATGCTTGTCACCGGCTCCCCTTTGATATTTATTCCCGCCCGGACTCCGATTTCCCTGTCATTCAGAAACCCGAATAAAGGAATCGGCTCCTGCTTGGCGATGATCTGCCCCACTCCGGTCTTGACGTTCAGGAGGGCCACGGCGTTCGTCTTACCCTTATAAGGCTCTATGGCGGCTGTCGCTATGGCTTGTTCGTCCTTGTTCGTCTTAATCCATTCTGGGAGGTGCAGGCGCTCAACGATAACCTCCTTATCAATGGTCACGATTCTTTCCGGACCGGGGACTTCCACCCGTTTAATCTTGATGACCTCTTTGATTTCAGGAACCTTGACGTATTCGGTCTGCGTGATGGTCGATGGCTTTTTATACCAGAAATAAAGACTGCTGGCCGTCGCTGTTAGTAA